CCGGGGTGTTTTCGGCAACGGTCATGCACAGCGTGCGCACCTCCGAACGCTTAATCAACGTGTCATGCGTAGTGAACGCAGATCAGCAACTGCCGGGCGCGGGTGCGTCGATATCCTCACCAACCATGTTAATACTGCGCGGCTCCGGCTCATTCGCGCAAACAGCTTAAACATACCCGCTCCGGCGGGGTTTTTTATTGCCCGAAAGGAGCGCATATGTCTGCAGGAACTATCAACCTGACAAACGGGTCCGCTGTTGTTGGCGGTTCCGGAACCTCATTCGCAACCGAACTCGCCGCAGGTGATTTCATTGTTTCGGCTGTGGGCGGTGTGCCCTACACGCTGCCGGTGAAAACGGTCGACAGTAATACCCAGGTGACGCTGGTCAGCAACTTTACCGGGCCAACGCAATCCGGCGCTGCCTGGTCAGCCATCCCCCGCGTTGCTCTGAACATGGTCACTGCCGCGCTTGTGGCGCAAAGTGCTGAAGCCCTGCGTGGACTGAATTACGACAAACAGAACTGGCAGCAGGTTTACAGCGCCGCCGGAAACATCACAGTGAAGTTGCCAGACGGCACCACCTTCACCGGCCCATCATGGAAATATCTGTCTGACAATATGGCAACCAAGAGCGGTGGGGCCGTACCTGTTAACCAGGGAGGGACCGGGGCGACAACCAGAGACGCCGCGCTGTCCAATCTGGGTATCACCTATGTCAGGTCAGGAACAAACTCCAGCGTGATAAAAATTGGCGATATTTATCAAATGGATTTCCTCATAGGTGGCGGCATCGCAGTAGGAGCATACAGCCCTCAGACGGTGGGAGGTATTACGTATTATACTCACTACTATAAATTACCCCTGCCGATGGCATTACCAAACGGCATTATAACTGCCATTGCGTCCCTTTCGGGTGACAGATTTGGAAATCAAAACCCCGGATACAATGCTGACGTTAAAGTATCCAGAGATAAAGAGGATGGCAGTGGGCTATCAACAACATATCTAACCGTCAGCATTAAAACTCCTCAGACAGGCTGGATCCCTTATTTTCATATAAGAGTGGTGGGGTATTGATATGAAATATTTTTACAGCATCAGCACGCAGGGATTTTACCTCGATAACGGTATGCTGGATGCGTATAAAGCGGCTGGCTCACTACCTGCGGACCTGCAAGAAATCAGCGAGGTTGACTATCTGGCGTTTTTTAATCCTCCCGATGGATTCGCGGGGATATTTGACGAGAACGGCCCACGCGTTTCGCGACTGCCAGAACTGGACCCGGTGGCGATAGCAGAAAATCAGCGGCGGCTGTTGCTGTCAGAAATCGCCCCGACCATTTCTGTATGGCAGACAAAAATCCTGGTGGGCATGAAACTGAGTGATTCAGAAACCGCAACCCTGCATGCCTGGTTGAGTTACAGTGATGCGCTGAACGCGCTGGATATCACCGTGCCCGATATTGAATGGCCTGAAAAACCCAACAGCAATAATTGATAGGTTGCGCCACGTTGATCTCCTGATGGTTAAAAACTACTGTATATAAAAACAGTAAAAACTAACAGGAGGTCATCATGTCAGGTTTCCCATCCCCGGCGCTAGACTACACAGAAACACGTCTCACTCCCGCTTCGGTCTGCGGCATTGACGCTAATTCGCTGGTTATCGAGACGTCACGCGGCTATGCGGTTATCGACAAATCGCTGCAACCGAAACAGGGTGAGTACGCGCTGATTAATTATTCGTGCCGTAACCATTTCGCACGTGTGGCAGGAAAGGTGTTGATTACGGAAGACGGGGAAGCGATAGAGGGGGAGGCGCTGGACGATGTGACAGTAATCGGCGTAGTGACGTGGCTGATGAACCGGACGAGGGATGATGAAGCGCCGGTGATGTGA